CGGGGCTTCGGGTGAGTTTGAGTACCACGCGATTCGCATTGGGCCGCCTTCCCAACTTGCACGAAAGCCGAGACGGAGGCGGTCCGTCCCGGCTTTCGCATGTGGTGGCGGGGCGACCAGCGCCCCGATGGATTACGCGTTCGCGCTGACGAGGAAGCGCAGCGCCAGAACGTCCGGCAGCGCGCCACCGACTCGGTAGACCGAGCGGATAGCGACCTGGTCCGTGTCGAACTTGAACTCGGTCGACACCGCGACGCGGAGACCGCGCTGCTTGATGACCCAGCCCGACATGTCGCCGTAGATCACGGACTTGGTCGCGGAGGCTGGGGTCGCGAGACCCGGATCCTCGTAGACCGCCTGGCCGTCGAACGTGTCAGGCTGGCCAGCCGCAATCGCGGGCTGCCACAGGTACTGACCGTTCTTGTCGGTGAACTTGCGGGCTTTCTTGATCGCCCCGTTGGCCATGACCCACGAGCCAACGAGCCGATACGGAGCCGGAGCGCCGTACTTTAAATCGAGGAAGTCTTCATACCCTATGAAGGTCGCCGTCGAGCCGCCGCCGAGCCCACCTGCCGTGCCGCCGTTGGTGGCCGCGGTCAGGATGCTCGCGCTCATCGCCGTGCCGGCAGTGAAGCCGAGCGAACGGCCCTGCTGCTGCGCGATGAGGTTGAGCAGGCCGATGACCTCGTCCTCTTCCGCCTCGTTCGAGATGTACGAGAGCGCCTTGTAGGCGAGCGGCGTGGCCGTCGCCTCACCCAGCGTGCCCGAGTTCTCGGTGATGGCCGTCGCCTCACCAGGTGTGTACGTGGTGGGGTCGGCGGTCAGCTTCGGGATGACGAGCGGCCGGCCGTTGTCGGCGTCGATGACCGTGGCCTGGGAGATCCAGGGCGACATCGTCCGCTGGTAGACGGCGACCTTGGTCGAGAAGTCGTTCATGAACAGCGCAGCGCTGTCGCTGAAGTCCGCGATCGCACGCATCTGGCCCGCGATCTCGAGGACCTTGCCATGGTCGATGGCGAGGTTGAGGACTCGCTCCTCGAACTTCTCGTCGTTCTTGACCGACCGCAGGGCTGCGCGGACGGTGGCGAGCAGCTCGCCGTCGCCCTTCGCCGGTGCACCCTCGTCGTGGGCCTGCGCGATGGCAGGGGCGATGCGAGCACGGACGGCGTCGCCAGCCGACAGCTTCTCAGCGATCTCGACGAGCTTGTCCTCTTCGGTCTTCAGCCGGTCGTAGTTCTTGTCGAGCTGGTCAAGATTGGCCTGCTCTTCCGCCGTCAGCGCACGGACGACACCCTTGTCATCCTTCGCGCTGTCGACGATCTCGCGCATCCGATGCGCGTCCTGGAGACGCTGCGTCTTCAGGCTTTCGATATACGTGTCCAACGTGGTTTCCTTTCACGTCGAAGAACCCGCCGAAGCGGGCTCAGGGGTGGAATGGATACCCCGTCTTAGGTGGTTCGCTCCGGGTGGTGCGCTTCGCGAAAAGCGGCCGGGCCGGTGCTCCGGGCTACGACTTGGGGGACTGAGCCTCGATCTCTTCGACACGCTTCTGCCAGTCGTCAACCGACCGCATCATCGTGTCGTCTTCCGAGGTCTCAGGCGGTTCGAGATGCTCGATCGCTGCCTCCAACATCTCTGCCTCCTGGGCGAGCAGCGGCTCTCCATTGGCGAGCTTGTTGATGGCGGCGCTCAGGGCATCACGGTCAGCCAAAAGGAATGTGGCCAGGTCATCGAGGCTGCGCGATTGCGGTTGCACAGCGCCGACCAGCCGGTTGAGCAGGTTGTATTCGCCCTCGTCCAGGCGGCGGCCGTCGCGGAGCGCCTCCATGAGGGCGTCGACGTCTTCCACGTCTGCCTCCACTAGGTCCGCGAGAGCGCGGAAGGTAGCGACGGTGCCGTCATACGCCGGCTCCATCGTGGCGAGCACGGAAACGTGCTTCAGGATGGCCTCGGTGACAGACCGAGACGTGAAGTCAGGGCTCCACGAATCGCCGTTGCGCGGCGTGGCGAAGTAGATCGACATGCCGAGCTTCTCGCCGGCGTCGTGCAGGGCACGGACGTTGTCGGCGTAGTCGGTGCGCGGCCAAGGCGAGTTGACGTGCAGTCCCTGTGTGTCTTCCGCCAGGCGCAGAGGGCCACTCGGCGCGGACGAGATCATCTTGCGATCGTCGTGATCGACGACGAATGACTTGCGACTGCCCGAGCCGAGCGACCTCAAGAACGAGCGCGGCCGCAGCGTCTCGACGTAGGGGCGACCCTTCGCGAGCTCGTCCATGAGCGGCTTTGATGGCTGGTTGAAGACAGCCGCATAACCCTCGAATGTCGACGAGCCGTCGGGCAGCGCCCGGAACTGGAACTCCAGCTCGACCGGGTCGGCCTTGTGGTAGCGAGCGCTCATGCCGGTTTACCTCCGGGCATCACTGTCATGGGTGGAGTCTTCGTTGGCGTTGGCGTCACTGGCATTGATATGGCAGTGAGTGGCGCGGCTTCGTCGGCAGGGACCGGGGTGTTCGTGCCAGTCGACAGGCGGGCGTTGTTGTTGGGCGTCTGGAGGAGACCGCCAGGACCGGCGAGCTGCTCTTCCGTGTAGTTGCCCATCGGCGGCAGGTTCTCGAGCGCGCGGACCTCATCGATGATCCGGGCCTTTGACTGGAGCGCGAACAGGTAAGTCTCCCAGCGGGCCTTCGGATCGCCGCGCAGGAACGCATCGAAGACGAAGCGCGTCTCGGTGTTCGATCCTGGCAGGAGGCGGCTGTACGCCTTCTCGATCGGCCCGGTGTAGCGGTTCATGCAGTGCGAGATGTAGTGCTGCGCCCGCTCGACTGACGAGGCGTAGGCCACGCCGGCCGGCTCCTGTGAGCCGACCATGAAGGGCGGGATGCCGAAGATCCGCGCCGCGACCTCGAGCTGACGCGCCCACAGATCGGGAAGTGCGGCATCCTGCGGCGAGAGACCGGTCTTCATCCACTGCGCGCCGCCCGAAAGAACACCGATCACGCCGGCACGGCGCCAGCTCGACCACTTCTTCTCGATGCGGTCCTGAACGGCAACGACCTGCGTCTCGTTGGCGCCGACGGGCAGCGAGACGAGGCCGGCGATCTGGCCGCCCTTGCCGAAGAACGTCTCGACCCACTTGCGCATTGCCAGGCTGATGGCGATGTTGCCGCTCTGCGCGTCGACCGAGCTCAGGCCTTCGAGGCGACCAGGTCGGAGCATGTACGGGATGTGCAGGACCTGCGCCGATGACAGCGTCGTCAGGACATCGCTCGGCGCCCAGTCGGAGTAGATGCTCGAGCGGCCCATGACCTGGAAGAGCCGCTCGCGATTGGGCTTGGTGACCCGGATGCGCACGGGGTTGAGCACGGTCAGCGACAGCGGCTCGAAGATGTTCGGCTCGCAATACACGTAGGCGTTGCCGGCGAGCAGGACCGACAGCGCGACCTGCGTCTTGTGCGCCACGTCGGTGATGGCGCGGTCGAGCGGATCCGGCGTGTCGAGCCAGTCGGGCTGTTGCTTAGTCGGCTGAGTCAGGCCGCTATCGCTCGTCTCAAACGCCTTCATCGGCAGGCTGGCGATGTCTCCCGCGAGCAGCGAGACCGCGGCAAGGATGGCGTCGTCGGACAGCGCGGAGTCATGGTTGACCCTGACGCTCGCCTGATTGCGGCTCACGGCGCTGTCCACGTCGCCGCCGAAGATCGACGGCAGCTCGTCGGCACCGAGCGACCGCTGCGCGAAGAGCCTCATTTAGGCACCGGCTGGTTGGCGTAGGCGACGTACACGCACAGCACGCCGGCGACGGCGATACCGAGCTTGATGTCAACCATTCCAGCCGCGATGACCAGCAAGGCGTAGCCCAGGAGGCCGATGGCGATGTTCATTCGTCGTCGTCTCCAAAGAAGCTGTGCTCAGGTTTGGGGTCATCGGCGACACCCGAGAAGTAGGCGAGGTTCGGCGATGGCTGCGAGACGCCGGAGGCGACGGCGTCCGTGCGCGCTTCCCACGACAGGATCGCGGCCATGGCAGTGTCGATCTTCAGCCCGGAATCGGGCGTCTCCTTGGAGATAGTCCACATCGGCTCGCCCTTGTCATCGCGGACGTTGGTCGGCCGGCGGTAAGCGTTGCCGATGTGCGTCGCGAAGGTGGTATCGCCGTCGTGCTTGATGAGTCCTTTGGCGATCGCCTCACCGAAGTTGCGCACCGCCCAGCTGATCTGGCGCGGGCGGTAGGTCTCCCAGGGGATGACGACCTTCTCGCCGTAGCGGCCCTGCCACGCGGCGAGCTCGTCCTTCCAGTAGGGCGGGTCGGCATAGAAGCGCCACACGTCGAAGGTGGCGAAGGCGAGGTCGACCGCTTCGTCCACGAGGCTGCGCGGGATCTCGTGGCCGGGGTACTTGCCAGGATCCCAGATGCCGAGCGGCCACTGATAGCCGGTGACGATCTCTGTCGCCACCAACGCCGACCAGTCACCAGAACGCGAGCCGTCGAAGCCAAGCGTGACGAGTGCCTTCGACGCGACCACCCGAGCGTCTGCGAGCTTGTTCCAGGCGATCGAGTCGAAGGCTTTACCGCCGCCCGAGACGAGCTTGTTGCCGTAGAACCTCGCGGCCTGCGAGGGGTCGTGGGCGAAGACCTTCGCGGCCTCTGCCTCGATGCTATCGAGATCGACATGACCGCCGTTCTCGCGTCTCACATCGGGCGGGTAGACGGCGAGGTGCATCTTGTGCCGCTCTCGCTTGTCGGCGTAGCTCAGGTTCGCCGGCGGCTCTGTGTATTGCTTCCAGACGCCCGGCTCGGACGACTCGTACTCCCGTTGAGCGATCGAGTGCTCGCCGGGATCCCAAGCATTCGTGGTCAAGGAGGCGCGGCCGCCCATCTTGGAGAGGTTGCGGTACTGCGTATCGGCCAGCTTGTCCATGCTGTTGGCCTTCGTCCACAGGCCGAGCTCGTCCTGCGGAGCGAACGTGATGCGCTGGCCCAGTCGGCTCTTGTCGCTCGAGGTGACGGTGTCGATCCGCCCGTCATTCGGTAGGCGAATGAACTCCTCGCCTGTCTTCGGTATGACGTCTGAAAGAGGGCCTAGCTCGATCATCGGACGGAGCGCGTCCCAGGTGTTGTCGGTCGAGTCCTGACTGAACGCCGTGATTTGTACCAGCGGAGTCGGCCAGAGCATCCCCTTCGGCTCGCCGACGTCGTATGGATATTCCCAGCCGCACCGGCAACCGTGGTCGGCGCAGGCGTAGCCCTCATCCTTCCCCGCGAAACCGCCCCATAGCGCAGGACCGACGCCTTCGAGGCAGCATTGACAGGCGATGGTCGGGTTCTTGCCGAGACCCTGCGGTCCGACCAGCAGACTCCGCGAGTAGACGAAAGCGGGACCGAGCACGGGGTTATCCGGGTGCCACTCAGCGTCGCCGCGAACGAGGTAATGGTGGACGAAGAAGTCGCCCTGGAAGTTGTAGAACCGGAGCGGCTGGCCCTTGCGAAACCCGTCCGGGACCATGCAGTGGGCCTCCATCCAGTCGATGGCGATCCACAGCGGTTGGTTAGCTCGCGATGCCTCCGGCGATCGTCTTGAAGCGCGAGCGGGCCGGGCGGCGGTCAGCGTCATTGGTCCTCGGTTGTGCCTCGCTCGGCGCGGTGTCGATGATCCAGCGGTTGGAACGCCTGCCGGCGTCGGTCAGGCCCAGCGTGTCCTGGTACTGGCGAGCCAGCGTGCGATCGGCTGCGCGAGAGTTCTTCTCCTCGGCGATGGTCAGCGTCCGAACGTAGGACGCGACGGCATCCTCGAGATGGCCAGCCTCCCACGCGACGGCCTGGGGCAGTTTCCAGAG